GACTAAGAGGGTGTAAACCCTTGATATGAAAGCATTCTAGGCTGTCCCCTAGGGTGCTTTTTTTGATTTTGTTACCCTTTTTGTTACCCTTTGCAATTTTTTTGTATAGTAAAAGGGTGACCCTAAAGTGTCATACCCTTATAAACTATTAATAGCATTTTCAAATATTGAAGCTGATTTTTGAGCTCCTTCTTTAGTTGCGTGAACATATGTATTAAGTGTCATTGAGATATCACTATGACCTAGGCGGTGCTGTAAGTCTTTTGGCTGAATACCAGCGTAAAGCATGATAGTAGCGTGTGTATGGCGTAAACCATGGAAAGATACATTAGTTACACCAGCGTTTTTAAAGTGCTTATCTAGTCTTCTTCTTAGATTGCAAGCATAAGCATATTTTTCTGTAAAAACAGAGAATACAACCGTTTCAGACCGACCAAGTTCCCACGCTTTAACTTGTTGTCGGTTTTTATATTGTTTAAGCATGAGTATAGTTGCCTTATCAATTGAGATATCCCTATAACCCGCCTTAGATTTAGGGGGATTTACTTCTTGATATCGGTTAAGTGTCTTATTAATGCTGACTATACCCTTTTCTAAGTCAATATCAGACCATTCAAGGGCTAAAGCCTCGCTGATACGCACCCCAGTAGCAAGTAAGAACGTATATAAAACAAAGTCAAATAGGTTTTCATAAATTGATTGGTCTAAAGTATCTAGGTAACCTAAGAATTGTTTTAATTCTTGTCTATCTAAGAACTTAATTTTACTTTGTTCTTTTTGTTTTTTACGGGGAACAATAACGTCAGTAGCGGGATTGTGCTGTATTAGTTGCATAGCAACCCCATACTTAAGTATACGGCTATTTACATTGTGAAGTAAGTTATAGTTTGCGTATGCTCCTTTTACGCCTTTATTTGCCTTGTCAGCCCATTTGTTTACTTGTTGTTGAATAATAGGTGTTGTTAGCTTATCAAGCTTATAATCACCGAATACGGGCAATATATGAACCTTTAACAGTCCTTTCATCGCTTGTTGGGTATTTGGTTTAACTGTATTTTTGTAGCTATCCCACCAAAGCGAAGCAAGTTCCTTATATGTTTTGACTGTAGCTTTAGCTTTAGTTGTATAACCGTTATTGATAAATTCATTAACTGCCTCACGGGCTTTGGTTTTAACAGCCTTTTTGGTAGAAGCAGTAATGTTTTTACGTGCTTTTTTTCCTGTTAGTCTATCTGTTCCAAGGTAAACGTTAGCACGATAGACAATAGTTCCGTTTTTCTTTTTAACTTCTTTGATATTCATGTATAAACCTTTCCATCAGCAGGCAAGCTATTATTAAAAAGGTTCTAGGTTTTACATGTTAAGTTATTAAATTCTTAATATAGTTTTTCTTGAAAAATGAATTAAGAATCATAGAAGTTTATCGTGTGAAAATCGAAAAAATGGCTTGTTTTTGATTTTAGTATTTATTAGATAGGCTTTTAATTAAATCAAAAATAAGTTGCTTGTCTGAGTTATCAAGTAATTCAAAAAAGAGTAACATTTCTACTTCTTTGGTATGCATTATGTTATTTTGGTTATCGAATAATGCATAATGAATAAAGTCATTTGTGACTGTATTTTCTAAAAAAAGTTTTATACGTTTTTCACCTATAATTTTAGCTATTTCATCATAAATCTTTCCGGTGATGGTACCATCAAAAGGTGTATCGTATGCTAAGTTCTTAATATCTTTATTTTGTGAATAGTCACTATAACCTAGAAGGTAGCTGGTACTCACACCAAAATAATTAGCTAAGCTATTAGCAGGCTTAGACTTAATTTCATTTTCAGGTTTTTCCCAGTTTTGGTACGTCCTTAAGGTGACACCTAGATTTAATTCAGTTACTACTATCTCACTATAGAAATCTTTTTGCGTCTTTCCTGTTGCTTTACGCAAATCTTTTAATCTGTTTTTTGTCATAATATCTTTTTTCCTTTTTTTGATTATAACATAGCATTTTAATAATTAAAATAAAAAACGAATTTTTTTTCGTTAAAACACTTTACAATGAAATTATTTTCGTTTATAATGTGTTTTGTAATCAAAAAAACGAAACTATTTTCGTTCGGTGTGGCGGTCTGGTTTGACGGTTGGGCGTCCGCCACAACAACTAATAAAGCAAGAAAGGAGTACAAATGCTTATTACAGAGGAAGTAGCTACTAAGGTTAGAGTTAAACGAGCTATCTTAATGCTAGGAAAAGTAGAAACAGCGAAGACATTAAGAGTTACGCCACCTACTCTCGCTAAAATTGAAGCCGGTAATTATGACGCTCCAAAACGTATTTACGAAAGTGTCATGAATTGGCTAGTAGAAGACTACTAAAAAACACGTACCTAAAAAGATACGTGAAAGCAACAAAAAAAGGCTTATGAAGTTTGGCGACCACTAAGCCTTTTAGGAAATAAAACTAAAACAAAATTAATAAAGCAGGCAAGCTATTATTAAAAGGGTTTTAGCAAAGTTTATACAGTTTAATTTTATCAAAGTTAGACTATTGTGTCCATACGGAGAGTGGGAACTCTTAAAACTACAAAATAATTGGTATGTATAGTAAATAGCATTAAAAGGCAACAAGAAAAAATCAAAGAAGAAAGGAAATAGCATGGAATTAAAACGAATTGAAGAACTAGGATTTCAAGGGAATTTTCATGATGAATACTTACAAAGCGACTACCATAACAACGATTTAACCGAACAAGAAGAAAGTGATTTAAATTATTATGGCAGTACTATTTTAAGCTATGTTCAAAGTGAAAATAGTTTAGGGGAAGTTTATAAAAAACTATTTCTTATGGGGAAAATCGCTGGTATTAAGCAGGAAAGAGCTAGGAAGGGGCAAAAATGATTTACCAAGAAATCAATTTACCAATTTGGGGGCAATTGGTGCTTATGGCTGTATTAATTTTATTATTGCTTTTATTAGCTCATATTAAGCCACTAGAGGACGTTAAAGAAGAAAATGACAAAACACCCGATAATCATGTTAAAGAGCGATACGGGGCTTATATTCAATCACAAGGACGATATTATAACTAAAGAAAGGAATAAAAAAGATGACTACATTTACAAAAGAATTTCAACAACGACTATTAGAACAAATTAATGGAGTTTTACAGGAACGTACACGAATTGAGGACGAACGACAAAAACGTAAGACCGAAGCAAATAGAAAATATGGTAAAAAGAGAGGTTAAACTATGACGGTACAAAACTTACCTAAAAATGATAAGCGTGTACTAAGCCTTATCAAAACAGGGGCAGAGAACGCTATAACAGGCGCTGAAATCGCTAGTATCTCGGGGCTTGATAAAAGACTTGTACAGAAGATTATTAGCCGACTAATTACAAAATACGGTGTTCCTATTGTGGGGGTAAGAAGTGGTAGTAACCGAGGATATTTTATCCCCGCTAATAAAGCGGAACTAATGGACGGTACAAAGGCTTTTTATAATCAACTTCAAGATGAACAAAAGCGTCTTACTATTTTGGTGAACGCTGACCCAGCTATCTATACAGAGCTTATTAAAGAGCTTCTAGAGGGGGTGTAATATGGGAACATTTTCACCCGAGTTTGAGCAAGGTTTGTTAGACCGTATAGACGTAGTAACCGATAAGAAGTTAGAGCTAGAAAAACGACTACAGAAACAAACGGGCTTAATAAGCTCTAAAGAGCTGAAAGAGGAACTAGATATAACAGGCGCTACACTTACAAGTTGGGTTAAAAAGGGGCTTAAAGTTTACCAACCGCCTTTTGAGAGTAGCAAGAAACAATATTTTAGAGTGTCAGACGTGATTAATTTCTTAACTGTACGCTAGGAAGGAGCAATAATTGGCAGAGAAAAAAACTAAAACAAAAGTTTATTTTTGGTTGAAAGTTGACAAAAAGTTTTTTGAAAATGTTTTTATCAAGCGATTGAAAAATATGAATGGCGGGTATGCTATGACTGTTATTTATATTCGACTTATGCTAGAGAGTTTAGAAAGTGACTGTATTTTATACTATGACGGCTTTCTTGAAAGTTTGGTAGAAGAATTGGCTATTAAATTGGACGTATCAGAAGATGATATTAATATGACAATGGCTTATTTTACCAAGTGTGGGCTCATTCAAATTGATACCGAAGGAAATGCTGAACTACCGCAGGCTAGAGCTATGTTGAAAAGCGAAACCAATTGGGCAAAATACAAGCGTGAAGAAAGAGAAGTTGGACAAATTCCAACCCAATTGGACAATGTCCAACTAATGTCCAACCAATGTCCAACAGAGATAGATATAGAGAAAGAGATAGAACATAAGAGTAAGAATAAGAGTAAGAATCAGAATAAGAATAATGCTACTGCTGATTTTTCTGAAATTTATTCTTACTACCAACAAGAGATTGGTGTCTTATCCCCTAATCAAGCTGAACAGTTAGCGGATTATATCAAACTAGATAACTTTGAACCAGAGTTATTGAAGCGTGCTATTGATAAAGCTTCTAACAATGCTAAGCGTTCTTTTGGTTATGTAAATTCTATTCTAAGAAATTGGAGACAAAACGGCATTACAACGCTTGTACAAGCTGAAGAAGAGGATAGGAAGTTCCAAGAGTCTAAGAGACAACCTGCTAAAAGTGATATAGAAAGCACTATCCCAGACGATTTGCCATTTTAGAAAGTGAGGTAAAAACATGATAAAGAACCCATTTGAGAACTTAAAAGACGTTGTAAAGCTTGAAGAGGTTTGTCCCGTCCATAACGTACACTTACAACAACTTGATAAGGTTCTTGTAATAGCAGGCGAAGCCAAACCAAGAAAGCCCGTCCCTTTTTGTCCCGAATGTGCCAAAGAGGAAATAGCTCAAAAGAGCCAAAGCGAACTTGAAAAACTCAAAAATAAAGAATTGTACGCAAATACTTACAACGTCTTGGAGCGTGATAGTACAATCCCTAAAGAGCTTAAAACGGCTACCTTTGACACTTTTATAGCAAATACACCAGAAGAGCGTCAGCTTTTAGCCTTTGCTAAACAGCAGGCGGACAAATATCTAAATGGCATGGTAGGAAATACGCTTATAACGGGCGGTACAGGCATTGGAAAGAGTCACCTAAGTATTTCTATTGCCAAAGCGATAAACGAGGGATACAGGGCAAAAAATGAGCCTAAGAGTGTGTTATTTATCAGCCTTACAGAAATCATTAAGGAAATCAAAGAGGGGTGGAATTATGGCAGAGGTGCCAAATTAACAGAAGCAGAAGCGGTTAAGCTATTGACTGAAGCTGACTACCTTATTCTTGATGACCTTGGGGCGAAGAATGCAACACTAAACCCTAAAAGCGATTGGGAACAAGACTTCTTATTCGATATTCTGAATAACCGAGAAAACACGATTATCAATACTAATCTAAGTGGGTCAGAGTTAAAGAAAGTCTACAATGAACGCAATGCAAGCCGTATCTTGAAAGGCCTAGAGGGTAACACTTTTAAAGCTTTTGGTATCAAAGATAAGCGCTATAGTATCCGAAACTTGAACTTGAAAGGGAACTAATAGCACTTGAAAGAAGATTGCTACTGAACTTCCAAATGCGACCATATGGTCGTATTTGGGGAGTAGAGCTCTCTACCTAATCTGACAACGTTGTCAGATTTAGGGTCGCCAAT